GGGAAAGGCGGGCTTCTTGTCGCACTTGGGGTGTGGGGCCATGCCTGGAGTCTACGGCCCGTCCGCTTTCTTGCCCACCTTTCAGCCGAGGCGTACCGTCCGGGACATGCCCACCGTGTCCGCTACCGGCGTCTTCGCCTGCCCGCCCGAATCCCTTCCCGTGGTGCGAGACCTCCAGTCCAGGGCCCTTCAGGGCGAGGTGCGGCGGCGAGCTCGCGCCCGGGATCTGACGGTGGTGGAGGCATCCTGGCGGGAGGGGACGTCGAGTGCCGGCCTGGGGACGCGCCTGCTGGTAGAGGCGGACTGTTCTCCGCCGGACGTCGTGGCGGAATCCGCTTGTGCCGCGGCGGGGCCCGGGTATTCTCCACCCCAGAAGCGCTCAGCGTAGTTCCTCCAGAGGGGTCCCGGCACGCTCACCGGGGCCCCTCGTCGCTTTCTAATCGAACATCACCGTTACTTGCGCCCGCATAGGGAGCGCGTCCCGGAGGTCCGCTAGCGCGGCTTCGCACTGGCGCCGTGCCTCGCCCTCGGTGTCGATGCGCCATGGCTGCATGGCCACCGCGCACTGGATGAGGTGCCGCCGCTTCGCCTTGCTGATGCGCTTCATTCGAGCACCCGCCAGAGCATGACGGCCCAACCGCCAAGTGCTAGGGCCAGGGCGAAGACCACGGGGCGCCGAGTCATCGCCCCTCCAAGCGCTTCGCCGCGCACGTCGTGCACGCCTCGGTAGTGCCGAGCACGGCTTCGCACTGCCAGCACGTCGGGGCCTGCGCCCCGGCCACGTGACTCAGCGTGCGCACCAGCGCTGCCGCGTCGCCAAGGGCTTTTTGAACTCGGCCGACCAACGGTTCGCGGCCACAGGCTGACGTCACGAGTTGCGCGGCGGCGCCGATATGCTCCAGCGCCTCGCCCAGCATCGCGACTGGAGGCTGAACGCCAGATCCGGTGTCCGCGACGACCCGCTGAACGGGCGTGGGCTCAGCGCAGCAGTGACGGCACCTCGGGATAGCGACGGAACACGACACTGGCGTTTCGCACTTCGGGCTTGGAATCATGCGCTCCTCCTGCCTCTGTTGTACCCCTCACGCCCGAGAACGCAAGGCGGCGAGCAGGCATGCCCGCACAGGCGCCCTGTCCGCACAACGGTGGACGCTGGCCTCATGTCCGATGCGCGCCCAGCTCCATCCCCGTGGCTGCTCTTCGCCGTCTCCAGTGGGCTGGCGGTCATCGCCCCGCTGGTGACGGTGTCCGTCTCTGCCGGCCGGCACGAGGCGCGTTCCGAGGCCATGGAGCGTCGCCAGGACAGAACCGAGGCGCGAGTGGAGGCCATGAGCGGGCAGCAAGCCGCGGCCTCTCGAGAAGCCGGCGAACTCAAGGCGGAGTTGCGTGGCCTGGGCGCGGAGATGTCGCGCCTCGCGAACGCCATGGAGCGCCTCGCCAACCGTCCCAAGTAGCTCCACCCACCGGAGTCCCCATGTCCGAGCCGTCCCTCTACAAGCCCCCCCCGTCTCTCGCCCCCCACGCCCCGCCGCTGAAGACGGACACGGAGGGGGTGGCCATCACCCATGTGCAGCCCGCGTGGGAGCGGCACCTCAAGCGCGTGGTGGCCGTGGTCGCCACCTCGTGCGCCGCGGTCGTCCCGTTCCTCTCGCCCACCGAGGACGCGCTCGTCATCAAGGTGTGCTCCATCGTCGCGGCGATTGGCGTGGGTCTGGGCATCACCTCCAGCGGCAACGCGCCGAAGCGGGTGCAGTAGCCCGCAAGACGAAGGGCCCGGGTGCGCGACTACGCTATCCCGGGCCCTTCGCTGCTGCGCCGGGAGTTGAACCCGGACGACCCATCTGGGGTCCCTCCAGCGGAGTCGCACCGCCGTGGGGCCGTGGCCCCTTGTGCAGTCCGTGCCGCAGCATTCCCTGAGACGATGCACCCTCCCGCGCCCTGACGCAAGAAAGACGAAGGGCGCCGAGCCATGCCCGACGCCCTCGCCCGCCCTTGCGCCCGTGGGCGCGGTTCGTCCCGCCTACCGCGCGGAGTCCTCGTACTCATCGGCAGGGGTGCGCTCCAGCGGCACGGCGTGGTGGCTCACGTCCTCGATGCCCCACCACGTCGGCTTGATGTTGTGCTTGTCGGCCCACGCCCGCAGCAAAACGTCCAATTCCTCTTGGGCCTCGGTGCCAACATCGTACCCGTCGTTGCCATCGGGACCCTCGTCATAGGCATGGTCGTTCAGCATCTGGACGACGTTCGCCGCCGACAGGAATGACGACGCGGGCACCGCACGGCCGACCCAGAACGACTCCCCCGGGTCAAAGCCCTCGTCCGGCGCGGACGCAATGGCCTTCTCGCGGGTATCATAAGGGCCGTCGTTGAAGGTCTCTTCGTCTCTGCTCAGATACCACTGCTCGTTAGGCATGGACTCCTCCTGTGCCGGGACGAACCGGCCCGAGCAAGATAGTACCGCGAGCGCCGGAGTCCAGAAAGGCTCAGCGCATGCCCCGCGCAATCGCCAACAGCGCGTCACGAAACGCGGGCGGCGTTGCGCTCGCATCCCGCTTCGACAGACTGGGCTTGATGCGGTCGAACCACCCCACCTGGGCGGTGCCTGGGGCTCGGCGCCAGTCCAATTCGGGCGGCCTCGCACCGAAGGCGTACAGCCACGTCCGCTTGCGAGCCTTGTGCCCATACGCGCTCTGCCACACCTCGCACACCCACCCGCCGTCAATACAGGCGGACCAACCGTGTCCCGTGGGGCGCGCGAGCCCGTGCGCTGGCCACGCGTTACTTGACGCTGGGTGCTCCAGCACTCCGCCCCATTGCCGCACGGACGCCAGCGCGGCCTTGAAGCAACCGCCGTCGTTGCCCGGCCGGTTGTGCTCGCCGCCGTAGCGCTTGAAGTTGAGCGCGGCGAAGTTCACCCAGAGGTGGCACGGCGGGTGTGCGACGACGGGGTGCGGACCCGCGTACAGGCGCGCGTCCCGTTCCTCGTCCCATGGGTCAACTCCCGGGACGTCCCAGTAGCATCCGCCACGCTGAACGTAGAGGGCGGCAATCATCTGGCGGGGAGGGCGGGGATAAGCGCCTCGACGCGGTCCATCTCGGCACGGATGGCGTCAGCGCGCCTCTGGGCCACGGCCCACGCATCAGCATCACCCCGGGCGATGCAATTGTCCGCACGCTTGAGCGCGCCGGACCACTTCATGTTCAGAGCGGCGACGCGCGCTCGGACTTCGTCCTGGGTCGTGAAGTGCGTCTGCATGGGTAACCTCCTGTTGGGGGCGGACCACTCCGCCGCGCCAACGAAAGAGACAGTAACCGCACGGACGTCCGGTGTCAACACTGGGGTCCATAAAGACGAAAGCCCCGGCACCGAGGGGTAGGCGCCGGGGCTTCGTTGCCGCACGCTTTAGGGCCCGGCCCCGGAATGGGTGCGGCGCCGGTTGGTACATGCGCTCGCGAGCCCACTGCGTGCGCACAGCCCACTCCCTACCTACGCCCCGGGGCTCGGGGGCGCAAGTTCTTCGCTCGCGCGTCGCTTCACGTCCAGTGCCGTGGTTCGGGCTCGAAGGAACTCTTTCAGGGCCCGGAGTGCAGCGGTGGGGGGTGGTGCAGTGAAGTAGTCGTCCGACCACCCAAGACGGCGTTTCATATCGTTCACCTCTTCCTCGGTGACGCGGCAGAGGTCCTCATACACGTTGATGGACGTCGCCGCGGCTTCGCTCCGGTATTGCTTCTCGTTCAGCATCGTTCCTCCTGCTGTGAAGACGCTTTGCGCGTCGATTGTTACCTGCGTTTCTTCGCCGGCAGACGCTGCGCCGTGGGCTCGGGCAGCACCAGCGGCCCGCCTCGGCCCACCTCGCACATGCCGTCCATATCGACCAACCTGCCGTGCCGCAAGCACTCGCCCTTGCGATTGCCACAGCAGATGAGGGTGAGCGCCTCCCTTGTTTCGATGGTCTCCACCTCGGCCATGGCCTCTGCCGCACCCTCCCATCGATGCCTGCACGCCCGCTCCACAATCTCCCGAATCTTCGTCGTCTTCATCCCTCGCTCCCGGGTTCCGGCGGCTGGGCGTCGGGGTGGGAGATGGGCACCGGCTCGGCCTCGCGGGCCGGCTCGATGGTCTCGGGGACGCGGTTGCGCTCGCGGAGCTGGCGCTTGAGGCCGTCCGTGCCAGTGGTGGCGGACTCGGGCGTGAGCGCATGCGTCGGCGCGTCGTCCACGCCCCGCGCGTCGGCCTCGATGTCGGCCGCGAGCGCCTCTCGGAGGCGCGAAGCCTGCTCGCTCGACGGCACCCCCAGCGTCTTGAAGGCGTTCTTGACGGTGGACTTCTTCACCATCTCCGACCGGTGGGGGCCGTTCCAGGGGGTGTTGGACCCCTTGGAGGATGCCGCGATGCGCTCGATGTCGTCCGCGAAGAGCATCCCCTTCACGACGCGGGAGCCATCCGGGAAAGTGACGCGGGTGTAGGCCGCGATGATGGCGCCGCGCGAGTCCTTGCCGTTCTTCGGCACGTAGGGCTTGTGGTCCACGCGCGGGTTGTCGCCCTCCTCGGGGACGAAGTGGTCCCGCTCGTAGACGAGCACGGGGGTCATGTCGCGCACCACGCCCGCCGTCACCGCCAGCATCACGAGCCCCTTGAACATGGGGACGAAGGTGCAGTCGGTGCCGAAGGGGACGAGCGCTCCGTGCCCGAGAGGGCCAGCCGCCACGTCAATCCCGAGCTTCGCCGCCTTCATGACGGCCAGCATCACCGTCCCGGGGTCGCACTTCAGCAGGGCGGGTGTCGCGGCGAGCGCGAACCGCACCGACTCCTTGAAGCGCTCCACCGGCATGTCGGGCGGCAGGAGGTTCTCCAGCCGCGCTTCCCGGCGGGACAGTTCCCCCATGAGGTTCAGCATCATGGTGTCCACCGGCGTCACCTTCATCTGCTGCTGCCCCTGCTTTTGAATCGCGCCGCTCATCCTTCGCTCCTCCCCGTCTCGTCGTAGATGGCGGAGAACACCTTGTCAGCAGCGCGCATCTCGTCCCTCTTCGCCATATGGATGTCGCCCGTCATCATCAGGTAGCCGTAGCGCCCCGCCTTCTCGATGGCGTCCACCTCGGCGAATGCGCCCTGCACCAGCGGGTCGCCAGCCGCCACCGGGTTCTCTGCGAGGCGGGTCAGCACCTCTCGAATCTTCTTCGTGCTCATCGCTCTCCCCTCTTCGTGATGGCGCGGGGGGTGAACGGGCGGTTCCCCTCGCGCGTCTTCGTGTACTGCCTCAAGAGCGCCTCGGCGCGTCTCCTGAATCCAGGACCCTTCGATGCCACTGCGGCACGAAACGCCTTCATGTCCACCGTCTCAGTGCCCTTGCCATGGCGCCAATCCAGGCGCGAGAACCCCGACTCCAGAGGCAGACCCGCCACCCCAGGCGCAGTGCCTACCAGCAACTTCGCGCGCACCGCCCAGAGGGCGAGGCACTCCTCTGCGTCGGAACACTCGCGGTAGGCCCGCAGGTACTCTTCCAGCACCACCTGTGACTCGGGAGGAAGGGCCTCGAACCGAAGGTGTTCCGACGTCTCGTTGCGCCGCAGCCACCGGGAGACAGTGCCCACGTCCCTGGCCGTCACCTCGGGCGGCTTGCCGGTGACCACATGGTCACGCCAGAAGCGCTCGGCCTCCTCAACGAGCAGGCCCTCCAACTCCACGTCCCGGGTCACGTGGTAGATCCGCGGCTTGCCGTCCAGCACCGCGAAGACGTCCGCCCGCTGCATGTCGAGCGCGGCTAGCTCCCACGCGACCTGCGGGAGATACCACTCCGGAATGGCGTCGGTGCCCGGCTCGCCCCATCCGACCGCGTTGCCGGGCATTTTGATTTCCAGGGCGCGCACGTCGTCGCGGAAGTGCGCCACCCCGTCAGGCGTGGCGATGACGAGCGGGTTACGTGGGGAGACGACCGTGCCGGGCTCCTCCACCCGGAGCGCGCCCGTGCGGTGAGCGTACCACTTCCGCGCGCCGTCCTCGAGGAACGTGCCCCGCTCCATGTCCTCGGTGACCTCTTTCGGTGGCAACAACCCGCGCTTGTCGAGGAAGACGTCGAGGGGCGTGGCGAAAGCGGATAGGCCAAGGATTGCCGGAAGGTCGGTGCCCGTGATGCCGGTGCGGCGCAGGGCCAGTTGCTCGGGTTTCAGGTTCATTGCACGCCCTCGCACTCCGGAGCAGCGTCCTTGCGCTCCCACGTCTCGCCGTCCCGTGACCACTCGTACACCAATCCGCCCGCTGGGCCATGTGGCACGTAGCGCCGTCGCCACGGGCACCCAGGGCGGGTGCAGTATCGCTGCTTCGTATACGACCACGCATGGCGCGTCGGCCGCGATCGTGCCTCGTTGGTGTTGTCCATGGTCTTCATCCTACGCCCCCGTCTGACGCATGGCCTTGCGCATCGCCGCCAGCACGTCGCGCATCTTCCCGACGAAGGCGAAGGTCTTGCGCTTCTCGCCCTGCTCATCCACGCGCACGGGTTGGGTGAGGAGGGTCATGGCTCACGTCCCAGTGCGAGGATGCAGAATCCAGGAGCGACGTGCTCGGTGCCGCGCAGGATGTACGTCACGTAGCGTCCCAGAGAGGCCCCGGTGTACGCCTGCGTCTCGGGGTCCCACTCGCGGAGCATCAAGCGGTCACCCACCTCGAATCCTCGGTCGTCCCGCCGAGCCTCGAAGGTCTTCGCGCCGCTCATGACCGCGCCGAAGAAGCGCGGCCACGTTTTCATCTCGTGCGTCTTCACGCCCCACCTCCCGCGCGCCGAGCCCGCTCCGCCCTCACGGCAGCGCGCACCAACTCGACGTGAACGCCACGGTTCCGCGCCGCCTCCTCGCAGTAGTCGATGCCTCCGTCCAGCACGTCGAGAGCCGCGCGGCGCGCCCTCGCCGCGGTGTCCTCGCGCCTCTGCCTCTGCATGGCGCTGCTCTCATTGAGCGCCTTCCGCATCTCCGGGTCGGTGGGCATCACTCGTCCTCCTTCTTCTTCACGAGGCGCCAGAGGCGGTACTCCGGCCCTGAGTCGCTGGTGGGGTACTTGTCCAACTGGCCGTCGAGATACAACTGCCGCGCGGCATTGCGCGTCCTTCGCGCGAGACGCAGTAGGTTCTCGATGTCGCGCAGTTCGCCGACCGCTGCGGTGATGATTGCCGGCTCCACCGCCCTTCCCTGCTGCAATAGGTACAGCACCGCTTTCAACTTCATCGTCTCGGCCATTCGACCTCCCGCGCGCACCACTGCGCGACAGAGAATGGATAACACGCCCCGATGCGTGGGGCAAGTTGCACCACGTCGCCCCGCGATATATTGTGACAGCAGGAGGTGCCGACATGGCCCAGCAGGTTCGCCTTGACCGAGACGTGGAGACGTATGTGGTGGACGAGCAATCCCGGATTCGAGAGCAGGAGCACACCGAGGTGAGCGCCGCGCAGGCGGTTAATCGGATGCTCCGGGAGTGGCGCAACACCCGCGACGCGACGCTGGTACGCCATGCGAAGGCGAGGCGCTGACATGGCCGACGCACTCAGTAGTCCCGAATTCTGGGCCCGACAGGTGGAGACCGCATCGAAGCAGGCCGACGACCTGCGCGCCGCCATCGAGCGGGCCCTCGCCCAGTACGACGCTGGATGCCCCGCCGCCTGCCGCGAGACATTGGAGGCCGCCCTCTCCAATGACGACGACGCGCAGCATATCCTCCGTCTCCATCGTCCAGGGGTGGCGTGATGCCCCGGCACCACATTTGGAGTTACACGGACGAGTCGGGCGTGAAGCACTGCCTCTACGACGGCTGCGAGGTGCGCACGCGGCGCGCCTACGCCGAATGGCAGACCCGGAAGGGTGCGCGCTGGACGAACATCCTCAACGCCAACATCCCCGCGTGCACTGGCGTCGCTCCGACGGAGGGCCGCTGATGGCACCGAACAACGGACGCCCGCTCCCGTGGCACGACACGGCGACTTGCGAGGACCCGGACTGCCTCGGCCCCATGGTGCCCGCAGGCGCTGGTGAGCGCTGCGGTCCCGACGGTCGAATCATGTGCGCCGCCTGCGGGCACGGGCGCATCGGCTCGCCCGCGGACGTGGCGAAGGTCGAGCGCGCGTCCCATGCGTGGCACCTCTACGAGACGGGCGCCATCCACACCGACCGCGGGTGTACGAGGTGCGGGGGTGTCCTTCCGATTGCCCGCGAGCGCCTGTGCGCCCGGTGCGTCGAGAAGGACAACGCCGAGAGGCAGGGCTCGCTGTTCGCCTGACGAAACCTTGACCACCAACCGGGCAGGCAGTAACTTGCCGGTGTTGCGCACGTCTCTCACCGTGCGATACCACTTCAACGACTCCCGCCTCCAAGGAGTCCCCCGCCCCCTTCGCGTGTGAGAGCGCGTCGTGGGGCGGTGGTGTTTTATGACCCGTCCACGAAAGAAGTTGTCGAGCATCGTAGCCGACGCCGCTGAGTGTGCGTGCGGTCACCGCGCCGATGAGCATGGCGCAGACCTCCCCGCCCCCTGCCTGCATGGTCACGACGGCGCGACCGTCGATCCGCGCAAGCCCGGATACGGGTGCCAGTGCATCGGGTTCACGTTCCGCGTCCCTCCCTCCCGCCCCGAGGGCTCGCGATGACGGAGGCTCTTTGGCTCCCGCTTGCGCTACTCGTGGCCATCCTTTTGTTGCACCCGGACTGGGGGGGGCTCATTCGCGCAGGGCGGTGGGTGGCGAACCTGATTGAACGTCGCTCCTCTTGGCCCAACGGGCGGGATCGGGGTGCACAGTGAAGACGCGGACGTGCACCTTCTGTCGGTCTCGCCGCCCTTGGCGGTCGCTCGCGCCACTTCTCCCGGGCGATCCTCCGGTGTGCCGCAACCGCGAGCGGTGTGGTATGCGCGGCACCCGTCGCGCCATCCGTGGCGTCCGCAACCTGCTGGGCGAGCACGGGCTTGAGCGCCGCACTATGTGGCGCCGCATCCTCGCGGAGCACAAGCACCGTGCCCAGTACGGGTGGCCGGAGCGGGACTGGGGGTCGCCGTGAGACTCCCTTTCCTCCAGGTCTCCCAAGAAGAGATGGCCCGCGCTCGCACGTTGGCGGGCTATCTGGGCGTGTCTTACCCCCACGCTCTCGGGATGACCGTCGCGCTCAAGGCGGCTGCCTTGGAGGCAGCGCCCGAGGGTGACGTGTCCGGAACCATCCTGGACCCCAACCCCGCAGAGTGGATGGCCGTCCAGTGTGGCTGGCCGCTGGACCGTGCCGACGCATTGGCCTCCGTGCTCGTTCGCTGTGGCTTTGTCATGGCCGGGTCACCCGGCGGCCATGCCGTGGCCAACATGGAGCCTTACGCCCGCGCCCTGGACACCCACGGGAAGCGTTCCGAAGCCGGACGACGCGGTGCACAAGCCCGGAAAGAGAAGGGCGGCTATGGCCGGGCTATGGCCGAGCCACAACACGCGCATGGCCAGGGCATGGCCCGCGATGCCAAGACGCAGACGCAGACGCATATGCAGAAGAAAGAAGAACAACCTTCGGCCGTCGCTTCCGCGCCGCCCGCGAGCCCGGAGCAAGCGTCTCCACCTGCAAGCCCAGCAGCCGCCGAGAAGCCACACGTCCCACCGAAGCCCAAGAAGCAGCCCGACAGCGAGCACCACGCCCTGTGGCGTGCCCTGGAGACTGAGTACCAGCGCGCCATGGGCCACGCCTACGCCAGCGGGAACGGAGGGCAGGACGCGAAGGCGGTGCAGTGGCTGCGCGAGACGGCGAAGGCCACGCCCGACGAAGCCGTCCGGCGGTGGGGCAACCTGTTGCGCTGGAGCCAAGGCGGCTTCCCTTCCGTGACGGGTTTCGCCTCCCTCCGGCAGCACTGGAACGCGGCTGAGGTGACGGGGGCAACGCGCGACAGCAGACAGGCTACCCTGCTCGTCACCAACCCCGGGCGCGGAGGCGCCGATGCCGAGTGCGGCGGGTGTGGGACGCCTCAGCAAGGGGGCGCCGTGGGCACGCTACACCTGGGCTACGACTGCGGGTGTCTCGCTGCGTGGCGGGCGTCGGGAGTGCCATACACCGAGGTTGAGGCATGGGCGCGCGAGTACCGGAGGGGCGCGGCATGAACACCCCCGCACTTTACCTGCACAACGTGACGGTGCGCCTCCAGGACGCTCGCGAGCGGGTGGCCCGCGGCTGGCCGTCCATCGCCCTGGCGCTGGCGGGCAACCCCACCTCCAAGGCCAAGGCGAGGCTTGAGGAGGCGACCGCGGCCCGGTACGCGGAGGGCAAGTTCGAGCCGTGGGTTCTGGTGCTGACGGAGGCCATGGCCCTCGTCGACGAGGCGCGGGAGATGTGGGGCACCACACCCGACGCCATGCCGCCGATGACGGTCGGGCTCGCTCCGTGCGGCATGGAGCTCCGACTGCACCTCGCGACGGCCCGCGCGACCTCGGAGAAGGCGCCGGCCTGGGAGGACCCGGGCGGACTTACCCGCACCCAAGCGCTTTGCGTCGTCCACCTCACCGTGTGCCTTGCTCAGTGGCGGATGCAGGAGCAGCGAGCCGAGGCGGCCATGGCGAAAGCGGAGGCCGACCGCGACGCCGAGGCTCGCCAGCGCGCAGCAGCCGCTGCACGCGTCATCTGGGCCCAGCCACAGCCCAACCAACAACCGACGCACGAGCCAGGCCCGCGCAGCCTCCGGGACTGGGCGAACGTCTCCAGCGCATTCAACCAGTGGGAGGACGAGGATGAGTGACCAGGACGCGCTGCCCGAGAAGTGGTGGCCGGAGACGGAGCGCGGGGAGCGCGTGAAACTGGCTCGGCCGCCTGAGCCGTGCGACAACGAAGCAGCGCAGTGATGCGCGGGAGGAAACGTGAGCGAGGCACAAACCAAGTTGGCGGCGCTACTGAAGAAGATGCGGGCCGCATACCCCCGGACGGCGGCAGAGGCCGAGGCGGTCTTTCTGGATCTCATGGAGGAACACAAGGCGGCCCTGGTTGCCGCCCGCGAGCGCGCGGAGGCGGACAACGCGGCGCTGTTGGAGGCGTACCGGCGCACGTGGGGGTGCGTCATGCACGACAACGTGCTCCATTCGCCTGCCTGTAACGCAAACGACTCCGAGTATGGGACGTGTACGCCGGAGTGCCCGGCGCTCTACGTTTCGAACTTGCTCAAAGCCGACCACCCCGGCGCCGCGCTGCTGGAGCGACTCCGGGCGCTGGAGGAAGTCGCGCGGTTGCTGCTGCGGTCTGGAGTGAACTCTCGCTGGGTCGAAGGAGAGCGACGCATCGACCTGTGCACCATGGCCGCCGACGCGCTGAAGGGGGCACCGTGAGACGGGCGGCGCACAGGGATGCAGCCGAGCCAGCTATCGTCGCGGCGCTCGAGGCAGCGGGCGCCACCGTCGTGAGGCTCTCGGCCAAGGGTGTTCCGGACTTGCTCGTTGGGCACCGTGGCGTCACGTACTTGCTGGAGGTGAAGACGCCCAAGGCGAGCAGGAGTGGCAACAACGGCAAGGCCAACGCGGGACAGGCCGAGTGGCGGGCCCGCTGGCGAGGCGGAGTCGTTGCCGTGGTCGAGACGCCGGAGCAGGCGCTGCGGGCAATCGGGATGGAGGTGTCGCCCGAGCGCCGCCCCTGGACGAAAGAGGAGCGCGAGGAGTACATCCCCGCGCCCCGTGGTCACCGCTCGCGCAGTCCGTCGAGGTACTGACGCACAAGGCCGCAGAGGACATAGGCGCGCGACGCCTCTGGCACCTCGTCGAAGAAGGCCGCCTTGAGGTCGGCCGGCACGCTGAATGTGACGGTCGCCTCCTTCCTTCGACGGCGGTAGTCCTGTTGGTAGTGGGGCTCGCAGAACCCCCCCTTCTCCACGGGCCGTCCGCAGTCGGGGCATCCCCCCTTGCGCTTCTTCGCGGGGCTCACGTGCTGGACTCCCGGGCGATGCGCTCCAGCATGTCGTAGCCGCGCGCCGCGTCGAGATGGAACGCAGGGCGGCCCTGAACGTTCCAGTCCACCAGTGCGCGCGCCGCCTTCTCGAGGTCCCGCACCTCTGCGAGCGCCGCAAGCGCGGCACCCCCGGCCTCCTCCGTGTTCAAGTCCGCCAGCATTTGCAACGCCTTCGTGATGTTCTTCATGTTGTCCTCTCCTCCCGGGCACGTCGGCCCGCACAGCGCCGCTCTCACCGGCGCCAGACGGGACGGCCTACCTATGGCAGACGGGGCACGCTTCCAGCGAACCGAGGCACCAGTCGCACTCCGGTTCCTTCGCGGGCGTGGTGGACGGGCAGTCGCCGTAGTGCGCTGCCTGCAACGTGCTCGGGCGACTCGGGTCCGGCGCGCCGCACGTGCACGCGGGCGTGGCACCGAGGTCTACGCCGAGGCGACGGGCTACTTCGTGCACCATTCGCGTGATGGTCACTGGCTCGCCGTGGTCCTGGACGAGAAGTGCCGAGAGAACGGCGCCTACCGTCATGGCCGGGATGTACCGCTCGGCGGGGCGGGACTTCAGGGCCCGCATCCGCGCCACCAGCCATCCTCTGGCATTGCCAGTGCCTTCCCGCTCCGCGAGTCGAATTGCCTCCTCCAGCGACGCGTCACGGGCGGAGGACAGGGCGGCGTCGAACAATTCGACGAGGTGTTGCCATGCACTCCCGGTGACGTACCCCTTCGTTTCGTAGGTGTCCAGCCATTCACGGAACCTCTTCTCTGCCTCGTTCATGCTCCCTCCAGTGCGTCACCGGCAAGGCCAGCCAGCAGGCCGAAGCCCGAGGCCGACGTGTTGTGCTTCCCCTCGGTAGTCTCCGCGAGTTGCGCGGCGTACCGCTGAATCTCGGCCAGGGCGGCCAGCGCGCGAGAGAGCCGGGCCTCAGCATCCGTCGTGCTCTGCCGCGCAGTCGCGGGCTTCGAGGTGGCGTGGCGCATCACAGGCCCTCCGCAGCGCACCACGCGGCGTACTGCTCGCGGGCCTCGGGGTCGTCGTGACAGGCGCAGCAGAGGTCGCCCACCTTGGCGGAGCGAGTGCGGCAGTAGCCGCACAGGCGGGAGCGGTCCTTCTTCATGTTCTCGGCCACGCGCTCGGGCAGTGCGGCGTAGCGGACGGAGGCGCGGGGCATCACGGCAGCGCCCCCACCAGCAGGCCGGCGTGCACTTCCAGGCGGATGGCGAGGATGCGCCGCTCCGTCTCCCGGGCCGTCAGCACATCCCGAGACACGCTCCTCCCCGTCCTCACCGCCTCCGCCGTGAGGGCCATCGACGCCTCGTCGTGCGCCTGGATGGCGGCCAACACCTCCGCCGTCTGTCGCTTGTACTCCCGAATCAGAATCTCGCTCATGACTGCCTCCTGCGGGCACCACCCCGCAACGCCTCAAGCCCGCCCCGAGTCGACGGGAGCGGGCGGCGCATCAGGTCAGAGGTTGTGCCCGTTCCCTTCCTTCACGACGAGCGGCCAGAGGCGGGCATCGGTCGGGCGGTACACCTCGATGCGCCAGCGGTTGAGCGCCTCCAGCGAGGCGGCTCGTTCGGGCGTGCCCAGCGGAATCGCCCGGTGCGCGGCGAACCGGCGGGCGTTCTCGCCGTTCAGCGCGTTCCACTCGTCCCAAGCGGATTGCTTTCGTGTCGTCATGGTCTACTCCGGCAGGGCGTGGAGGATGGAGACGGCGCGCCGCAGGGACATCTCGCGCCAGTCGGACGAGCAGGCGCCGAAGTGGCGAGCGGGGATGCCGCGCGAGCGCATGTCCCAGTGCAGCAGAGTGGCGGCGGCGATTACGGCGGCGAAGAGGGCGGGCAGTGCGAAGACGGGATCCATGGCGACTCCGGTTATTCGGGAAGGGTGTGGAGGGCGGCGTCTGCGCTAGGGGCTTCGATCGTAGGGGTTGGCGTCGCAGACGACGCAGCCGCCGGATTGGCACTCGTCCATGGTGTGCGGGCCATCCGGCAGGGTGTGGAGGACGGCGCGGATGCGGGCGGCTTCGGCGCGGTACGTAACGGCGTTGGTGGTGTGCGATGCCATGAGCGCTCCGAGGTTGCGCTCCCGGGCGCGCAGCGCGTGCCGGTCGGAGGCTTCGGCCCTGGCGTCCATGTCCTTCGCCGCCTGCTCTGCCTCGGCCCTGGTGCGGAACTGCTGGTTGGTGGTGGTCATGTTCCCCTCGTGAAGCCCCGATGCGCTCGGGGCGGGCGGTGGGTTGTTTAGCGGGTCTGGAGCAACTCGCCGTTCACCACGTCAAACCGCTTCCAGCAGGGCATGGCGCACTCGGGATACTGCTGCACGAAGGCTGCAGCCTCCATAGCGGTCTGGAAGGAGTACACCGTCCAGCCAGACTGCGGGTTGCCGGCGATGCGGGAGGGGACCTGCGTGACGGGCTTGGTGGACACGTGAACTCTCCTCTGTGGCCGGCGGACCACTCCGCCGCGCCAACGAAGAGAACAGTAACCGCACGGACGTCCGGTGTCAACACCCATCGAACTGGACGAGCGCCCGCCCCGTGGTAAGAGTGTCTTCCGATGTCTGCAACGAGGGGACGATGAAGCCTGGGAAGATGACGGACGACGAATTGGGCGCGGCGTTTACAAACATCCTCAACCGGATGGTGGTCGGAAGTTCGGCCAAAGACGTCGAGGATGTGCAGTCCCACATCGCCGCGCTGGTGGCAGAGCGGGATGAGGCGCGCGGCATCGTTACGCAAGTGGAGCGCGAGTTGACGCTTCGTGGCGTGCCCATCGAGTGCAGCCCGCAGGTGTGGCTCCGCGTCGGCTGGCTCGCGAACGAGCGTCGCAAGGCCGTGGAAGACCGCGACACCCTCTGCGAGCGGGTGCAGGCGCTGGAGAAGGAGGCCGAAGCCGCCCGGGAACGCTATGCCGCTGCTCTCGCTGAGCAGTTGGAGGAGACACACGCCGCCGAGTCCCGCCTCGCCGCCATCCGCCAGCGGGCGGAGAGCGAGAAGCGAATGGCTGAGTCGCTCCCGCCGCGCGAGATGGAGCGCCTCCACCGCGCCATAGACCGCGTGCTCGGCGAGGACGAGGTTTGCGCGGCGCCCTTCACTGTGCAGGGCAACCACAAACCCGGCGCAAACTCGGAGAGTACGACCCCCGAGCCCACCACGGCCGAGGCGTTCGGCACGGTGCGGCGTGGAATTGATGAGACGGAGATCCCGTTTCCACAGAAACATGTGGCAGACGAGGCGCGCGCCGCCCTCGCCCTGCTGGAGCGCCGGATGGGGGAGTTGGAGGCGCTGAGGGACTCTGTGAACGCCGGTTGGGCAGAACCCACCCTCACCGACGCCCCGCGCGTCTTCACGCTCGAGGAGGTGAAGGAGGCGGTGCGCGCGTCCATGTCCGAGGTGGAGGCCATGGTGAATTGGGAGAAGATTCGCCTTCGCCTTGACTCACTGCGCAAGTAGCTCCTTGCGCGCTCGCCTCCCCGGCGCCACATTGCACGGGAGGGCGCTTATGCAAGCCCCAAGGGAGTCCACATGGCGAAGACCACGACCACGCGAAAGACGAGCAAGAAGGCCACCACGAAGCGCACCGCGGGCAGGGCGAAGGCGGCGGCGGAATTGATTGCCGTGCCCCGCCGAGCGGTTGACCTCGCTGCGGCCATCCAACGCCGCATGAAGCGAAGCCCCCGGTACTGGAGCGAGGTGCTCTCGGCTATGGACACGGCAGCCACCCCGCGCGTCGCCCAAGACATGCCACGCGAGCACGCGACGCACTAACTTGCGCCGGGGCGGGACGGTGGTAGAAGGTCAGCGGGTCTAGCGCTGTCGTCTAAGCGGTAGGGAGGCCCAGTCTCACGACAGGGAGATGCCGGTTCGAATCCGGCCAGCGCGGACGTGGGGCTCGGGGCAACCCGGGCCCTTCGTCTTTCGGGGGTACGACTGGCGATGTAGACTCACCTCGTCCGCGAGCGCGGCCACACTGTCAGAGCAGGCGGGCAACCACGGGCATTCTGGTTCCCCGCTCTGCGTTCTGTGCGGCCTTTGCGGAGAGGAGACCAGAATGCCGTGCCCGCCCCCGTCCAGTTACTGCACCGCCCCGGGGTGTGAGGACCCCAACCCCACCCGGCAGGGCCGCCGGTACTGCGAGCACCACGAGAAGAGGCGCCAGCGCTGTCGGTGCGCGAGCATCGCGCAGTGCCAGTGCCTCACCGCGCCCAAGCAGGAGCGCTTGAGCCCGGGGGAGAGGCTGTGCGAGGCGGCGCACCGGTATGCCGATGCGGACGCTGAGGACGATGCTGCATTCGCGAAGGCCAAGCGCGACATGCTGCGAGCTGCACGAGACATCAGCCCCGCGGCCCACGGCGAACTCATCCGTCAGGGCATGGCCGAGGCTCGTAGACGAGGCGTGCACGTAGGCCGTCCGTACGAGGTCGACCCAGCACACGCCCGCGACCTGCTGGCGCGGTTGGGGAAGAAGGGCCTTGTGGCCAAGGCGCTGGGCGTGAGCAGGGACGCCGTTCGTCGCGCTCTTGCCCGTGACGCGAAAGGACCCCTTTCGAGTCAGCAGCGCGCAGCGTAACGACGCGGCGCAAGGTCGCCTTTCGTGCCGCTCGCCCCGCGATGTGCTACCATGGCCGAGCCGGTTGGTCCCGGCGAAAGGATAGAGCCATGAGCAACGACACGATGCCGTGCGGATGCGAGGGGCACGCGGACAATGAGGGCCTGTGCCGCTACCCAGCGCTAGAGCAGGAAGCCAACAACTACCACCGCGCGCTGGATGCCGCGCTGGAAGAGGTGAATCGACTGCGCCAGCGCGCAGACTTGGCGGAGCGTGAGACCGAGCGGCTCAGGGTGGCCTATGCTGAGACGGACCGCCGCGCCGCCAAGTACATGCAGCAGGTTGCCGACATCTCCCGCGAGCGGGATGAGGCGCGCGAGCAATTCCGCTCCATCCGTGCGCGGTCGCTGGACTGGCGCTCCATGAACGAAGCCTACGATCAGCACGAGACGGTGGATGGTGGCTTCTTCGCCGTAGGTCGGTACATCGTGGACGGCGCTGGACCCGTCCCTGTTTCCGAAACGGCGCTCGGCCTCTGCCGCGAGTGCGACCAGCCAATCCAGAAACAGGATGGGCGGTGGCGCCACCAATGCTCGCCGCTCCTGGACGACACCCATCAGGCCGTCGTGAAATAGCGCGCACCCAGGGCGTCATGTGCTCCGCCGGGGTGCATGACCAGCGCGGGCGAGGGGCGGTGCTCTCACGGGCGCCGCCCTTTGTCTTTGGTCCGCATGGGGCGACATCCTCACGCCATGCCCACTGCTGCCCCTCATCCATGCGGTCAACCCGGGTGCCGTGCCATCGTGCGTGGTAGCGCTCGCTGCCCCGAACACACGCGCAAGCGCGAGCAGGAGCGCGGAACGTCGCACCAGCGCGGGTACGACGCGAGGTGGCGCAAGGCGCGGCTTACGTACCTGCGCCGGCACCCGCTATGTCGGCTGTGCGAGGGCGCCGGCCGCGTCGTGCCCGCTGACGTCGTGGACCACGTGAAGCCCCATCGCGGCGACCAGAGCCTGTTCTGGGACGTCGAGAACTGGCAGCCCTTGTGTACCCCCTGCCACTCGACCAAGACCGCGACGGAGGACGGAGGATTCGGACGATGAGACAGCGTGCGTGGAGATTCATCCACAACGTGGTGGCTCACCCACTGATGGAGGTGCTCCCTGAGCGCTTCGGAGATTGGTTCCACGACTGGACGGCGGCGCGGGCGTTCATCCCGCAGCAGGTGTCCGACGACGCGCGATGACACGACGCGGCGTTTGGTGGGGCTGTAACGACATGTGGGTGTGGCTGTATGGCCACAGGGGGGGGGGGAATCTCTGGAGGGGTGGGCCCTGGAGACCGTTGCCCCATCAAATTCTCTCGCTGCCGAAATGCTGGGCCTTTTCCGGCGCATCCTTGCGTCGTGGACCCAGGCCGTGAATGATGGGTGTGCGGCCCATGGTGCTCGGGGAGAACCCGGGACCCCGCCATTGAAACGGGCATGAAACAGGTCGCAGGCAAGGGCTCTGCTTCGGCGGGGCCCTTCGTCTTTCGTCCGCACGCCGGGGGATTCTCTCCTCATGGCTGCCCTGAATGCTGGCCGACCGCCCAAGCCCGCCGCCCTGAAGCAATTGGAGGGCACCGCCCGGAAGGACCGGTCCAACGCCCACGCGCCCGCCGGGGCCCCGCTGGAGACCCTCCCCATGCCCGAGGGCCTCACCGAGCGGGAGGCCCGGGGGTGGGCCGAGCTCGCCGCGGTGGTGGCCCCCATGCGCGTCGTGACGGCCAGCGACCTGCCGGCCTTCCGCCAGATGGTCACCACGTGGGCCCTGATTGAGGGATGCCGCGAGACCGTCAACGCCCTCGGGGTGACGTTCACCGTGAGCACGGAGAGCGGGGAGGTCATCCGCAAGCGGCCCGAGGTGGAAGTCCTCCTCAGCGCCAAGAAGCAACTGAGCGTGGAACTCGCCCAGTTCGGACTCACTCCGGCGGCGAGGCAGCGGGTGTCCGCCTTCGCCCCGGAGTCCGAGGGACACGACCCCCTCAAGGAATTCGAGGCGTGAGCGGCACGACGGACCCCCACGTCGCCAAGGCCCTGGCCTACTGCCACGACGTCGTGAGCGGCAATGTGCCCGCCTGTAAGTGGGTGCGCCTCGCCTGCCAGCGGCAACTCGACGACCTGGAGCGCGCGAAGGGCGAGTGGCAATACCGCTTCGACGAGGGCAAGGCCGGGCGGGTGTGCCGCTTCCTCGAGCAACTCCCCCACGTCAAGGGCCCCAAGGCCAAAACCCTATTCCGGATGGAACCATGGCAATGCTTCGTGATCACCACGGCCTTTGGGTGGGTGTTCAAGGACAACGGGGCGCGCCGGTTCCGCCGCGGCTACGTCGAGGTCCCGCGAGGCAACGGCAAGTCCTTCCTGTCCTCCGGCATCGCCCTGTACGGGCTCGCGGCCGATGGTGAGTCGGGCGCCGAGGTGTACTCCGCCGCGACCGACCGCAGCCAAGCCAAGATCGTCTGGGGCGATGCGAAAGCCATGCTCCGCGAGCGTCCCGAGTTCGGCGCCAAGCTTGGCATCCGGGCGACGGCCCACACCATCTCCCATGCGAGGACTGGCTCGTTGTTCACGGCGCTGTCTCGTGACTCCAAGAGCAAGGACGGGCAGAACATCCACGTCGCCGTAGTGGACGAACTCCACGCCCACCAGACCCGCGATATGTGGGACGTGCTCATCTCCGGCTCAGGGAAGCGGCCCCAGTCGCTCATTTGGACCATCACCACCGCGGGCACGGATACTGGGGGCATATGCTACGAGGTGCGCGGGAACGTCACCCAGATGCTCGAGGGCCTGGAGAATGACGCCCTCTTCGGCGTCATCTACACCATCGACGGAGATGGAACGGGGCAGGATGGTGGCGACGACTGGAGAGACCCGGCCGCATGGATCAAGGCCAACCCCAACTGGCACGCCAGCATCGACCACGTCATCTACCGATTCAACGCCGTCGAGGCGATGCAGAGCGCGGCGAAGGAGGGCAACTTCAAGACGAAGCACCTCAACGTCTGGTGCAAGGCGGAGGTGCAGTGGATGAACATGGCGGCGTGGGACCGCTGCGCCGACCCGACCCTCTCTGAGGACGACTTCTCGGGCAAGCCATGCGTCGATGGCCTTGACCTCGCCAGCAAGCGAGACGTGGCCTGCCGCGCCAAGGTCTTCTATCGGGACCTGCCCGCCAAGAACAAGGATGGCACGCCGAAGATGAAGAGGGACGAGGAGGGACGGCCCACGGACGATCCAGCCACCGAGCGGCACTTCTACCTCTTCGTCCACTCCTACCTCCCGGAGCGCGCTGTAGATGAGAGCCGCATCAGCCAGTACAAGGGTTGGGTGAAGGAGGGGTGGTTCAAGACCACCCCAGGGGACGTGCTCGATTTCGAGGCATTCAGGGAAGGGGTGCTGGACGACAAGGACCGGCACGACCTGCGTGAGGTGGCCTTCGACCCGTGGCAGGCGACCCAGCTATCCAACGAACTCCAGGCCGAAGGCGTGGTGACGGTTGAGGTTTCGCCCACGGTGAAGAACTTCTCGGAGCCGATGAAGACCATGGAGGCACTCGTTCTGGAGGGCCGCCTCCACCACGACGCCAACCCCGCCATGCGCTGGATGGTTTCTAACGTGGTGTGCCACACGGACGCGAAGGACAACATCTACCCGCGCAAGGAGCGCCCCGAGAACAAGATCGACGGAGTGGTGGCCGCCATCATGGCGCTCAACCGCGCGCTGCTGGCGCCGGAGGACCCTGGCAGTGTCTACGAGGAGCGCGGGATTCGGACGCTCTAGCGGTGTCCGCGCTCGCTCGTACGCTTCACCCATGCGTCAGGCACTTCTCTTGGTTTTCATGGCCATGCTGGGACTCGTCGCCCTGCTCTACGGCGTGTGGCAGGTCTACCCGCCGGCCGCGTGGATTCTTGGCGGTATGTTGGTCCTGGGCGAGGCCATCCACCTGACGCGCGTGCCGGAGGCCCGGAGTGATTCTTGACCGCATCTTTCGCGCCCAGGCTCCGCGCCAGATGACGAGCACGGACCTTGAGCGCATCCTCGCACGGAGCAGCCCCTCGGCCGCTGGCGTGGCTGTCACCCCCGAGCGGGCCATGGCGCTCTCGGCCGTCTTTTCCTGCGTGCGCGTACTGGCCGAGTCGGTGGGTCAACTACCCGTCCACCTCTACGAGCAGCGTGGGCGAGAGAAGATGAAGGCGACGGGCCACCCGCTGCACGACCTTCTGCACTTCGCGCCAAACAAGTTCCAGACGGCGCAGGATTGGCGCGAATGGCTGATGGCGTGTCTCGGCCTGTGGGGGAACGCCTACTTTCGGATCATTCGCACCGGCCCCGCCGCCCGTCTGCGCGTGGCGGAGTTGCTACCCATCCACCCGGAGGCGGTGACGCTGCTCTACGACGCGACGCGCGGCGAAGTGGGCTACCGCGTGTCTCTCGCGGGCGGCGGGACGGAGACATATTCGACGGCCGAGATGATGCATATCCCGCTCTTCTCCCTCGGCGGGCTCAAGGGCGTGAACCCCGTACAGTACGCCCGCGAGGCCATCGGTCTCGGCATCGGAGCAGAGATGTTTGGGGCGCGGTTGTTCGCCAACGATGCCTCCCCGGGTGGGGTTCTCCAGCACCCTGGCAAGATGAGCGAAAAGGCGTACAACAATCTGAAGGACAGTTGGGTCGAGCGACACCAGGGGAGCGAGAACTCCCACAAGCCCGCCATCCTTGAGGAAGGGATGACGTGGCAAAGCATCGGCTTCCCGGCGAAGGACGCGCAGTTCCTCGAGACGCGGAAGCACCAGCGTAGCGAGATAGCTGGCATGTACCGCGTCCCGCCTCACCTCATCGGTGACCTGGACAAGGCGACCTTCTCCAACATCGAGCACCAGAGCTTGGACTTCGTGGTGCGTGGACTCCTGCCGTACGTCACCCGGATTGAACAACGGATCGTCTTCCACCTGCTGCCCCGCGAGGAGTGGCAGCGGTACTTCCCCCGCATCAACGTGGCCGGGTTGCTGCGCGGCGACATGGCCGCACGCGCCACCTACTACCACTCGCTCGTCCAGGACGGCGCCCTCTCCCCCAACGAGATCCGGGACCTTGAGGAGATGAACCCTCGGGATGGGGGCGACATCTACCTGACCCCGGCCAACATGAACATCAACGGCAAGCCGCCGGCCGACGAATAACTGTCCGCGCCCCACGGGAGGATTCCACCCATGAAAGACTTGGTGCTCCCACGAGCCCGCATGCTTGCCGCCCGCCACCGCGAGACCAGCGGGAAGCCTTCGTTCCATGCCGAGGCGTCGGGCACGCGCGCCAGTCTCTACATCTACGACGTCATCGGAGAGGACTGGTGGACGGGCGGCGGCGTCACGGCGAAGTCGGTGCAGCAAGCCATCGACGGAATGAAGGGCGCCACCGCCCTGGACGTCTATATCAACTCCCCGGGCGGCGACATTTTCGAGGGCAAGGCCATCTATGCCCAGATTCGTCGCTTCTCGGGCGAGAAGGTGGTGCACGTGGACGGCATCGCAGCGAGCGCCGCATCGTTCATCGCCATGGCTGGCGACCGCATCATCACCGCCCCAGCGGCGACGTGGATGATTCACGAGGTCTGGGCCGGCGCAGTGGGCCGCGCCTCCGACATGCGCGCCATGGCCGACGTGCTGGACATGGAGAACGGCACCTTCGCGGAGACGTACGCCACGCGCACCGGACAGAGCGTCGAGGATGTGCGCGCGTTGATGGCTGCCGAGACATGGATGAGCGCCAGCGACGCCATGGCCCGCGGCTTCACCGATGAGATTTCCGAGGCTGAGACCTCGGAGGATGGGGCGGCGGTTTCTGCCCTGCTGAACCTGGGTGCAACCCTCCGCGCGTGCGCGGGACGCTGAAGGAGAACAACGTGAACGTGCAGAACGCAGTGGAGCAGGTGCAGAAGGCAGTGGCCGAGATGCGCGCCGAGAACGACCGGCGCTTGGCGGAGTTCGAGAAGAAGGGCCACGCTTCCGCGGAGACGGAGCAGAAGGTGGAGCGGCTCAACGCCCGCATCTCCGAGCTCCAAGCGCAGGTGGATGAGACCCAGAAGCAGAGTCAGCGTCGGGCCACGGCCGGCGGCTCGGCGACTGAGTTGGACCCGCGCAAGGCGGCTCATCGCGAGGCCTTCCAGGCGTTCGTGCGGACCGGCGACGTGGCGTCCCTCAAGGCCTCCATCTCCGTGGGCGATGACACGAAGGGCGGCTATGCCGTCCCCGAGACGCTCGACACAATGATCGAGAAGTACGAGCGCGACAACGCCCCCATGCGCGGCGTGTGCAACGTGATGACGCTCTCGAACGAGAACTACACGAAGCTCGTGTCCCAGGGCACTGCTGGCTCTGGCTGGGTCGGCGAGACGGAGTCGCGCACCGAGACGGGCACCCCCACTCTGGCGGAGTTGAAGCCCTACTTCGGCGAAATCTACGCGAAGCCCAAGGCCACCCAGCGCTCGCTGGACGACCTCGCCATCAACGTCGAGGCGTGGCTCTCCGAGGAGGTGGGTCTCGAGTTCGCCCAGAAGGAGAACGACGCGTACCTCATGGGCAACGGCGTGAAGAAGCCCAAGGGAATCCTGGCCTACACGCTCTCGACGGATGTGGACGGGACGCGCGCCTTCGGTTCCATTCAGAAGATCGTCAGCGGCTCGGCTGGCGCCTTCGTGGCGGACAAACTCATCGACGTCGTGCACTCGCTGCACCGCAACTACCGCCAGGGCGCGCAGTTCATGCTCTCAAACCTGAGCCTCGCCGCCATCCGCAAGCTCAAGGACGGGCAGAACAACTACCTCTGGCAGCCCGACTACTCCCAGGGCCCGAGCGGGACGCTGCTGGGCTACACGGTCGCCGAGAACGACGCCATGCCGGACCCGGCCGCGGACGCCAACGCCCTGCTGTTCGGCAACTTCCAGTGCGCGTACACCATCTACGATGTGCGCGGTGTGCGCATCCTCCGGGACGAGTACAGCGCCAAGCCCTACATCGAGTTCTACACCACGAAGCGCGTGGGCGGCATGCTCGTCCAGGACCGCGCCGTGAAGGTTCTCACCCTCTCCGCCTGATCGAGACACGACCATGCATGACCTACACAACAACCTGAAGGCGTCGCGCTGCATCAGCCCGGCGGCGGCCCTCACCGCCAACGGCACCACGACGGGGCAGACCATCGACGTGGCCGACTTCGGCTCCGTGGAGTTCGTCTTCCTGTCGGGGGTCATCACCGACGGCACGTTCACCGCCACCCTGTACGAGGGCGACGCGTCGGACATGTCGGACGAGGCGGCGGTGGCGGACGCGGACCTGCTCGGTACCGAGCCCGCCTTCGCGGCATCGGACGACAACACCGTGAAGCGCGTGGGGTACATTGGCTCCAAGCGCTACCTGCGCGTGAAGGTGGTCCAGGCCGGCGCCACCTCGGGTGGCTTCATCACCTGCATCGCCGTCCAGGGCCACCCGAAGACCGCCCCCGTCGCCTAACCGCGCCGCCGCTCGAGGAATGCCATGAAGGTCAAGGTGACGAGGGAGTTCAAGTGGGCGCCCGACGGCAACCACATCCGCACCGTCAACGTGGGTGAGGTGCTGGAAGGCCGTGGCGCCGAGGTGGCGCTACAGTTGCGCTCGGGTGAAGAGGTGAAGGAGTCCGCCCCCGAGCCCAGCAAGAAGCCCGGCGGCGAACCCAACAAGGGGCGCTGACCCGTGCTCCGGCACGTCGTCACGCCTCCAGCGTCGGAGCCCGTCTCGCTGGCCGAGGCGAAGGACCACCTACGCCTGGAGGGAGACGATGACGACGCGTATGTGACGGTGCTCATTCAGGCCGCTCGCCAGCATGCTGAGGAGGTGTGCTGGCGGGGGATGGTGTCGCAGACATGGGAGGCCGTGTTGGAGGGCTTCCCGTGCGCCTCCGAGATGGAACTCCCCGGCGGCAACCTCGGCACCATTTCCTCAGTCACGTACGTGGACGCCGATGGGTCCGAGCAGACGCTGGACCCGGACACCTACGAGGCAGACACGGTGTCCGTGCCCGGCCGCTTGCTTCTCGCCTACGGTGAGTCCTGGCCCGCGACGCGCTGCCAGTGGAACGCGGTGCGGGTGCGCTACACCGTGGGCTGGGCGGTGGATGACGTGCCTGCGCCCATCAAGCAGGCGCTGCTGCTGCTGGTGGCACAGATGTACGAGAACCGGGTTCCAGAAATCACCGGGGCCATCGTGTCCAAGGTGGACTTCGCCGTGAATGCGTTGCTCTCCCCCTACCGACTGGTGGCCTTCTGATGCGCCCGGGGCCGATGCGCCACCGGGTGACGCTCCAGCGCCGCGCCACGGGTACGGATGCGGCGGGCGGGGTGCTCAACACCTGGGAGGACTTCGACAGTCGGCGGGCGTCCATGGACCGGGCGTCCGGCGTCGAGGTGTGGGCCAGCGCGCAGCGGAGCGGCCGGGTGCCCGCCGTCTTCCGCTTGCGCTACCTCGACGGGGTGGTGCCATCCATGCGCCTTCTGTTCGATGGGCGGGTCTACAACATCCTGTCGGCGGTGGACCAGGAGGGCCGGAAGGCCGAGCTCGTCATCACCGCCGAGGAACTGGTGGAGGAAGCGCCATGAAGCCGAGTCCGCACACGAGCTTCCGCATCCCTGTGGCGGTCCGCGTTGGGCGGGCCCGATTCTCATTCCGGATGCCGCCCGTCCACATGATATTCTCGGCGCCGCGCTTCGCCCAGCACCATGCGACCGTGGATGTGACCGCGCGTCCTGGCATCCCTCACCTCGCGGCGTGGTTGATGCTCCGTGTCGCACTCTATCCGCTTGCCGTGGCCGCCTTTCTCATGCGCACCGACGTCGAGGTGACGATTGGGGCAGAGGACGCACCGTGATTCGGATGCAGACGTACGGCATGCTCGACGTCACCGAGGGCCTGAAGGACCTGGAGAAACAACTCGTGGCGCTCGGCGCGAACGAGGGCCGCAAGGTGCTGACCCGCGCGGCGCGCAATGCGTTCGCCCCAGTGTTGGAGGCGGCCAAGCAGAACGCCCCGGTGGACACTGGACTCCTGCGGGACAACATCGTCATCGTCACCCAGAAGCCGAAGGAAGGTGACGGGGTTGTACTGGTGGGCTTGCGCGTCAAGAAGTCGAAGGAGACACGCCAAAGCAAGACTGGCAAGGCGCGCAAGCCGGGCTACCAGTCTCCGCACTGGCGCTGGCACTTCGCGGAACTCAAGCACCCATTCATGCGGCCAGCCCTGGACGCCAACGCCGATACGGTGGTGGGCAACCTGCGCGGCGAGTTGGCCAAGGCGATAGCGCGCGTGCTGAAGAAGCGCGCCAAGGAAGGCGTGCGCGGGTCCATCGGCCGTGGCTTGGCCCAAGCGAAGTCCTTCGCCAAGACGGGCCTGAAGGGATTCAAGCGGGGGTTCCGATGACGCACGTCCAGGTCATCCGCGACGCGCTGCTCGCCACACCAGCGGTAACCTCTCTGGTGACCGACCGCATCTATGCCAGCGTCGCGCCCCAGGGTTGCGCGCGCCCCTATGTCGTGCTGACGCTGGCCTCGGCGGTGCCGGCCCACACGCACGATGGGCTCCCGGCCGACTTGCTCGAACAGGCGCGCGTCCAGGTGGCTTCCTACGGCCCGGAGTACGCCGCTATCCATGCCGTGGCAGAGGCGATTGACGAAATTGTTGGTGCCCTCTCGGGCCCATCTCCGGCGCCGAGTGCCACGCGCGACAACATGCGCGACATGTACGACGACGAGACGAGCCTGTACGTCGTCGCGGCCGACTACATGGTGTGGCTCTAACAGGCTGTCCGCGCGTCGTCGGATTCTTGTGCCCTCTCGCAGGAGCACAACGACATGGCGACGAAGGCGAAGGCATCCAAGGGGCTGATTCTCAAGCGCGGCAGTAATGCCATCGGCGAGGTCACGAGCGTCAGTGGGCCCAACGGCACCCTGAGCACCGTTGACGTCACCTCGCACGATTCAACGTCGGCCGAGTACGTCGGCGGCATGCCGGACGCAGGGGAGGTGTCGTTCGACTTCAACTGGATCGGCAGCGACGAGGAACAGCAGGGATTGGAGGCCGACCGCGAGGACGTGGTCCTTGGGACCTACACCCTGACGCTCAACGACCACGCGACGACGAAGAGCGCCTATACCTTCTCCGCGTGGGTGACCGCCTTCAGCATCAACCCCGGCGGCGTCAACGACGCGCTGAAGGGCAGTTGCACCCTGAAGATCACCGGCAAGGCGACGAAGACCTACGCCCCGGCCCCGGCGTAACCCCAACGAGGACAGACACCTATGCGCCCCCTGTCGAAGGAACAAGCCCGATCCCCGAAGCGCGATACCGTGCCGCTCACCATCTCCGAGTTCAGCGCCCCGCTGCTGCTGGCCAAGCCGTCCGCCAGTCTCGCCCTCCGCCTTCGCGGCGGCGTCAACCTCGGGAGCGCCGAGGGCCTCGCGGCCATGGTCGCCGACATGCTGGTGGACGAGAGCGGATCTCGCATGTTCTCGCTCGAGGAAGTGCCCGCGTTTCTGGAGGGCATCTCCGCTGAGTCCCTCACGGCCATCGCCACGAAGTGCTTCGAGATGCAGGCCGGCAAGGGTGGTGCCCCGGGAAACTCGAAGCCCAGCACGAGCGCCGAGTAGCATTCAGGTACTGGCTCGCGCTGGGCGGTAGGTACAGAAACCCGGACGAAATGCTTGAGGACATGTCCGCAGACTTCTGGGCGGAGTGCCTTGAGTTCTACGCGCTGGAGCCGTTCGGGTTCCCCGTGCTCGACATGTGGCACGGGATGCAGTGCGCAATGAGCATCGCTCCACACCTGAAGAAGGGAGCCACGGCGGACCCGCGCGACTACATGCTGCGCCGGACGCCCGAGCGCGAGCCAACGCCGGACGAGACCGAGGCGCTCTTGGACGCCATCTTCAAGACCGCCGCCGTCCGCACCACGAAGCAGGATTGACCCATGGCTCGCTTGGCTTCGCTTGTAGTGGATTTGCAGGTCCAGTCCGCCGAACTCCGCAAGGGGCTCGACGAGGCGAACCGCAAGCTTGACGACTTCGGCAAGCAGGCGGAGCGCACCGGCAACATCCTGGCCGGCGCCTTCACCTTCGACGCGTTGAAGGATGGCGCGGCGTGGCTGGTGGACTTCGTCCGGAGCGGCGCCGACGCGGCCGACGCCATGGGCGAAATGGCCTCCGCCGTGGGCGTTCCGGTGGAGGAACTCTCGAAGCTGGCCTACGCAGCGGAACTCTCAGGTTCCTCGGCCGAGGCGGTTGGGAAGGCGCTCTCGAAGACGGCCGACCTGATGGCCAAGTCCCAGGTAAGGACGTCCGAGCAGGCCGCGATCTTCAAGGTGCTCGGAATCAGCGCCACTGACGCACATGGAAAACTCCGCGCGACTGGTGACGTCTTCGCCGACATCGCGCAGCGATTTGCCGAGACGGACGACGGCGCAGCGAAGACGGCGCTCGCCGTGAAGTTGTTTGGCGACGAGGGGGTGAAGCTCATCCCCATGCTGAACAACGGGAAGGCGGGGCTCGCTGCTTTCGGAGATGAGGCCGAGCGGACGGGGGCGGTCGTTACAGAGAAGGGCGCCGCTGCTGCCGGTGAGTTCAATGACGCGCTTACGCGGCTGGAGAAGGCCAGCCAGTCGCTGGCACTCCGCGTGGCACAAGACCTCGCACCCAGCATGGCCGCGTTGGCCGAGGAGCTCGCCACCAGCGCGACACGCGCAAGCGGTAGCGCCGGGGCATTCGACACGCTGACTACTTCACTGCGCTTGCTGGCCAGCGCATGCGTGGTCGTCGGGACGGCGTTCGACGTCGTCGGGAAGGCCGCAGCAGGTGCAGCCGCATGGACGGCGGCGTTGTTCGATGACGACGCGATGTCGTCGCGCTCTGGCGAGGCGGCCGTTGCGGCATGGAACGACATCATGGCCTCACTGAAGGCCGAGGGCCGGCAGTTCCGCGCCATCTGGTCCAATGACGGCCCCGGCGCGGCCATGCAGAAGGACGCCGAGAAGGCCGCGCCTGCGGCCAAGAAATACTCCGCCGCAATCGACAGCGCTGTTGAAGCGCAGAAGAAACTATTCGAGTTCGCCAAGAAGGCTTCGGAGGCGTCCGGCAATGCGTTGGAGGCTTTCGTCAACGCCCAACTCGAACTCAACAGAAAGCTTCAGGATATCGAGCGCGCAATGCAGCGTCGGCGCTCCGACCTTGCTGGGGAGGATCCGACTAAGGGGTTTGCCAACCTCGACGAGGCCCTGGAGAAGTTGGAGCGTGCTCGGAAGGCGCAGGCGAAGATGCTTGCCCAGGCTGCCGAGCAGGAGCGGGATGCAGACCGCGAGAAGGCGAACGCTGCGGACCTCTCCGCCATGGGCCGCAAGAAGGATGCCGTCGCCGCGTCTGGCCGCGAGGCTGCATCTCGGTCCTCCGCTCAGGAGTCACTCGGGAAGGCGGACCTCTTGGGGGAGCTCGGCGACAGTGCCGAGCGGGCCATTGAAGGATTCAAGAGCAAGGACGCTGCCGCCGCCGCGCTGCTGAAGCAGTTCGACGACATTGACCGGGCGGTGGCGCTGCGCCGAGCGGAGGCTCGTCCGGACGCGCCAAAGCCCACTCAGGGATTCGCCAACTTCAACGCCGCGCTCGACACCATGGCCACGGCGCTGAAGGAGGAGGCTGCGCGTCGGCTCGATGCGAGCGCGCTGGAGAAGAAGGGCCTGCTGGCGGAAGCGAGGCAGGCCACGCTCGCGGCCGACGCACAGAAGGCCCTGGCGGAGTCCGCCTCGGCGGCGGCCGAGTCGTTCGCGAAGTTGGAGCGGGCACGGGCCAACGTGCCGACGGAACTAGGCGGGATGCTGCTGAGCGGGACCGGCCCAACCACCTCGGCCGTCATGCAGGGGGCGGAGACGGGCTCGGCGGCGGGGCCCTGGGGCGCCATCATCGGCGCTGGCGTCGGGTTGCTCACCCAGAGTGAAGCCTTCAAGAACATGCTGGAGCAGGTGGAGTCCATCCTCCAGAAGTTGGCTGACTCCGTGGGCAAGTTGATTGAACCGCTCATGCCCCTGCTTTCGATTTTCTCCGAGATGGACAGCGTGCTGTTCCTCCTCATTGACGCCATCACCCCCATCATCGAGTTCGTCGCGCGGCCGCTCTTCATGGTGTTCCGCGCCTTCGGCATTGCGACGCTGGAGATCATCAAGTTCGTCGGGGAGATCGTCAACGAGATCGCCCAGTTCTTCGGTGGAGAGGGAGCGGGGCTTGACCTCTCCGGCATCGACAAGGCGCTCAACAACCTCAAGAACTCCTCGTACGACACCGCACGGGCAGAGCAGAAGGTGGCGGATAAGGCGCGGGAGATGAGCGAAAGCCTCAACATCCCGTCCTGGTGGAAGGTGGAACTCGGGCGCTTCAACGCGGCGGACCCGGGCGCGCCGGGCAGTGGCTCCAGCGGCGGCGGGACCGTCGTCCACGACAACAGCACCACCATCATCCACATCACCAAGGAACAGGAAGACGCGATCACGGCGGACAAGGTGATTGACCGCATCGACGAGAAGAAGGGCCGCAAGACCTTAAGCCAGTACGGCGAAGAGCAGTACATCCCCTGACGACCATGTACCTTTCTCTCAACGGCGTAACGGTGCGCATCGCGGTGGACAGCGTCTCCATGTCCTACGTCGGAGTTGGAGGCGAGACGGAGCGCAGCCCGTCGGGCGACCTCGTGGGCGGACCCACCTCCACGAAGCGGGAGTGGCGGATGACGACCACGCCTGTCCCCGCGTCCGAGGTGGACGCCTGGGCGGGCCTCATCGAAGGGAAGGGTCACGCCTTCCCGCTCGACACCGACCGGTACAGTCTGCGCGGGCGCGGGCCTTCTGTGACGGGGGCGGCGACCATCACCGCGTCCGGCATGAAGTGGGGCGCCGGCTGCCTTGTCGCCGACACCGGTGTGTCTGGGCCGACATGGTCTCTCGGCCTCGGGGCGTCATGGTCGGTGATGTGGTGGAGCAAGGAGGCGGCTGGCGTGTGGGAGCACTGGGCCATCAGAAGCGACGGGGCCGAGTGGCACAACGGCGTCTCCGTGATCTCTGGCACTAGCCATGGAGAGGTCACCGTTTCTGGCGGGGCCGCGGTTGTCTTCGGCGCGGACGGGACGGATTGGCTGATTGACGATGTGGTTGCGTTCCCATTTGCCATTCCGGCCTCGTGGGCGTCGTCCCTGTACGCCCAGCACAGCGCCGGAGCGTGGAGCGCTCTACCGCGAGTCACCGCCGCAGGCACGTTCGCCCCGTCCTCCGTCACGGTGCGCGGGAAGGTAACGGACGTGAAGGTGACGCGGCAGTCCAACGGCGGGGCGCTGACGGCCATGCACGCCATCGAATTCACTCTGCGGGAGGTGTGACGTGCGGACGCTGACGGGACAGGACACGAAGGTTCTCCAGGCCCCGGACGGGTACTCCGTGCGCGCCCGCGTCTTCGTGTGGAATGGCTCGGCGTGGCAGGACGTGACGACGCTCGAGGGGCGCGATTGGCTGGTGTCGGTGGAGTGGGACGAATCCATCAACGAGCCGTGCGCACAGGCGACGGTGCAACTCCGGCGGCGGCTGGAGGATTTCTCCCTCAACCCACTGCTGAGCAACAAACTGACGGGGGTGCTCGCGCTCGCGCGGCCATTCTACGTTGAGGCGGCGACGCTGCCCCTGGGAGACGAGCCGCAGTCGGGCGACTGGCGCGAGGTGTTCCGGGGGAAGATTGAGCGACTGGCGCTCGATAAGGACCCCATCACGTTCACGGGGCGGGACGATGCCGGCGCCCTGCTGCGCGCGTACATCGAGACGGACCGCGAGTACGGCAACGACACCACTGGGGTAGCCGTCCAGACGGTGATGCAGTCCATCCTGACGGACAACAGCACGGGGGTGACGCTCTACGTGCCGGTGTCCCCGGGCGTGGTGCTGTCGAAGTACAAGCAGAAGAAGGCGCCGGTGCTCGCGGGCGTGCGCGAGCGGGCCCTCACCATCGGCTGGGACGCGCGGTACTTCTGGGACAACGGCACTGGTGCGTTTCGCTTCACGCTGCTGAAACCTGACCGGGCTGGTTTGGCGGGCTCGCAGTGGACCTTCCAGCCTGGGCAAGTGCGACGGGTGACGAAGATGGAGCAGAGCATCGACGGCGTGCGCAACGTCGTTCTGCTCTACTACTACAACCGCAGCACCACCGACCCCGGCGGCAAGCCGACGCTCTCCTCCGTCACCTCCTCGGACGCCACGTCCATCATCACGTACGGGCGTGGCTTCATGCAGTTGGCCGAGGACGAGAACAGCCCGATCGACAGCCCGACCGAAGCGCAGGCCATGGCGGACGCGGCGCGGGATGACCTGAAAGACCCACTGCTCGACATGTCCGTGGAAGTGGGCTTCCATTACGGGGTGCAGTTGCGCGACCAACTCACCTTCGCGGCGGATGACGACAACTTCAGCAGTGACCAGACGCTCGCGGTGGTGTCGGCCGCGCACCGCATCGACGCGAAGGGACACAGCACGACGCTGACCCTGCGCGGCAAGCCCGTGGGCGCGCACCGGTCATGGTTGCAGCGCGAGGGGCGCGCCATGCCCCAGCCCCGGGCGGCGCAACCCGACACCATCACAGGGCTCGTGGCCACGGGCGCTCCGAGCTCCGCAACCGTCACCTTCGCGCAGCCCACCGTGCCGCCATTCCCGGCTGAGTACGAGTTGCACAAGAGCACCACGTCTGGATCCACCCCGTCGTCTTCGACGTTCCACGAGCGGGCGAACACCACGACCTTCGTCGTGAACGGCCTCACCCCCGGGACCACGTACTACTTCAAGGTGGTGCCCATCGACGAGGTGGGAAACCGGGGCACCGCGTCGTCGGAGGTCAGTGCGACTGCGCGGTACGTGGAACCGAGGACGCTACAGCCATACGTGGCGGCCGGCGCCCTCCCGCCCAATGCCGACTTCGAGGCTGTGAACGGGTCCATCCCTGACACGTGGAGTGTGCTCGCGGGTTCATGGGGGACGGACATCACTTCATCCACTGATTCGTTCTCGGGCGGGACGTCCATCAAGTTCCCGGCGACGCACACCGCCACGCTGGCATCCCAGTTGATGACGGTCCGTCCGAGTCAGACGTACTGCGCTCGCGTCTACATGCGCGCCAGCGGCACGACGACTTCAGTCGTCAGTGTCGGGATTCGATGGTACTCCACCGTCGGCGGCACCGGCACGCTCTACTCCGAGACGAAGAACGCCACGAGCAACGCGTGGACAGAAGTGCTGGTGTTCGACACCGCCCCGAGTACGGCCCGGTATGCCGAAGTCCTCATCTTTACGGGCGGCACCGCGTCCATTGACGTCTACGTTGACAGTCTCGAATTCCTCCCAACGTCGTTGCCGCAGCGTCCGTGGAAGATGGTCGGCCCGTCCATCGGCGGCGGCTACTCCGTGGCCTTCGAGAACAGTTGGAGCAACTACGGGAGCCCGCACGGAGACGTTGGGTTCCGCCTCAACACGCTCGGGAATCTGGAACTCAAGGGTGTGGCGAAGGCCCCAACGCCTGCCCCGGGAATCGCGGCAACGGTGTTCACACTCTCCACTGGCTACAGACCATCCGTGCAGAAACTGTTTCGGCTCTATCTCTCTGGCGGTGGCACGGCCGATATCCGCGTTGGCTCGGATGGGAAGGTGAGCGTCTACAACATCTCCGCCGGCGACGTTGTCTCTTTCGACGGACTATCCTTCGCGCTGCCATAGTGCCCGTGCGCGGCTCGCCCCCCCCACCACGTGGCGAGCCGCGCAGTACATGCGGGCCTAACTGGCGAAGTCCAACGACACCTCGTCAAAGTCCATCGTGACCGTCGCCCCCGATGGGGTGGTGATTGTCACAGTGGCCGAGTCCGCCCCTGCGGGACGCACCACCGAGAGGTAGTTCGACACGAACATGCGCTCGGCCGTGCCCTGAATGACGATTGAGTCCCCCGACATCTCCGCGCCATTCGCGTCGAACCACGTGAGAGACGCGGTCGCTCTTCCCTCCGTGACCGAGCGCGACTTGAGCGACACGGAAGCGCGCGTGGCCGTGGTGGGCGCGGGCGCTCGGATCGAGATCGCCGAACATCCGCCATACATCCGCAACCCCTGCGCGCCGGACGACGCCGCGTTGGTGGTGACGAGAACCAGTCCACCCCACGTGCACGAAGGCCCCGACAGGGTCCACTTGGACGGGATGCCACTCGTGCTGATGGATTCGAAACCGCCATTGATGTCCGGGTGAGCGGGGAAGGTCGGGCCACTCCCGCCCGGGTACTCATCGCAGACCTCGCCGGGGGCACAGGACAGCATTCCCGCGTCGCGGCTCTTGAGGCCCGCACCGCCCGTGCCCTCGTCTTCGCCGGGGAGTGCGCCGGGACCGCAGGCCGCACACGCCGAGAGTCCGACGCACAACAGCACTAGCACAGCCAGTCGATTTCCACGGGGATTGCTGCTATTCACGTTTGACCTCTCACGGGGCGCGCGCCCGATGACTCTTGGCGGGGTCCGGGCGCGCGGGTTGTTTGTGCGGGGGCATCCCCGCAACGCCCTAAGCCCGCCCCTTGCGAGGGCGGGCCGGTGCGGCAGGCGGCGTCAGGGTTTCGACGCAGTGGCGTTATCTGGCATCGGCACTCTGTACTCCTCCCTCATTCGCAGCGGCGGCAGGAATCCGAGTGCGGGGTAGCCGATGGCCGCCCGAAACGCGTTGACAGCAGCGAGGTCGGGTTGGTGTTCGCTCTCATAGCATCCGCGCTCTACCGAGTCGAACATGGCGTTCCCGATGGCGGGGAACCGCTCCGCCATCGTCAACCACAGAATCTGCGCGTGTCTGAGGAAGGCATACTCAACGGGCTGCCCCATCGCGACCGCGCGGACGCGGATGTCAACCGCAACCTCCCTGCGCCACGCGTCGAACCTGCTCCATTCCTCGCCAGAGATCACTTCCCCTCCTCCTGCCGAATCCGCCTCATGTGGACGCCACCCCATGTTGATTGGATGCTCATCAGGTAGGCCGTCTGTTGCGGATTCAGATTCTTGTCTCCGCAGTGCTCGCGTTCCAGCGCTTCGGCACGACGCTTTGCCTCAATGGCGCCATCAAGCCGCAGGCGCGTGTACATCCTGGAGCCCTTCCTGAGTTCGTCCTCGGTGGCTGAGGCGCAATACAGGAGCGCCTTGGCACTGATGCAGCGCAACGCCCCCTCCGAGAACTTGGATACGATCTCGGCCCAGCCATGCGGGATGGACTTGGCTTCGTTTAGGTCGCTTGCACACTCTCCGGCCACGTACCACGTGCCCACGTCGGGGCCCACATTGAACACCACACCAAGCACGTTCACCTTGCCCACGTCGATCGCCGCCTTCGGCGCCCCGTCGGCCGCCCACACCCCCGGGTCCTTCGAGGCGGGGAGGACCCTCGTGTTCGGAGAACGCGGCACTACCTGCTCGCCTCCCTCTCGGGTCGGGACGACGATGCCCGCCCCCGCCGGAGTGGCTCCGGGCGTCGGGAAGTACGGGTCGTTGACCACGGGCCGAACGAGCGGTGGGCGCACCGGCGTGGGCATGGGCGCCACAGCCTGAGCGTTGGCGATGCTGGCGACGAAGAGAGTAATGGCGGCGAGAGCGCGGAGCATGGTGTCTCGGGCGTGCGGGTGGCGGCACACCCTCTCGGGTCCGAAGTGACCCGCGAGGCGGGACGGACTCTCAGGGTTTCCACTGACGAATGCAAGCATTCGCCGTCGCGCCTCCTCCCGTTGACGGATGCGCAACCCGCTGCGCACCACTCGCCCGAGCAGTCGGCCGACCGCAGGCCATGCTAGAAAGCGAGGCATGACCAGACCCATCCTCGCTGCACTCCTCGTGGCCACCCTCTCTGCGTGCGCCACCTCCTCGCCTACCTCCTACCAGCAGGCCGCTGCCCCGGCCTTCGTCCCGGCACCCACCCCTCCGGTGATGACTCCCGGCTTCGCGCCCGGCACCCCCGCCGCTCCCGTCTACACGCCCAACGGCGCCGGCCTCTACGACCCCACCCGGGGCACCCAGCAGCCCACCGTGCCCCGCTCGCCCAACAAGCGGGTGCTGCCCGCCACGAAGGAGGCGGGGTTGTGGGCCGCGGACGGGGCGCCGACGGCGAGCGCCAGAGAACTCCTGTTCGGTGTCGACATCCCGGACCCGGCCGGGTCCGCTGTGCTGGTCGATGCATCCCGGGCCTGTGTTGACACGGTAGCGCACGCCGCAAGGGCCGTCGGGGCGGACAAGGATGCCATGCTGTTCCCGCCCCGGGTCCGCAGTTGCATGGCGGCATGGGCCTACTTCATGTGCGCGAAACACAGGGCCGTGGTTCCACGCCCGCCATTGCCGCGTGGGGTCGACGTCACCGAAGAGGAATTCGAAAGGGCGACTGCGGTTGGGCGCCTCGCGATGCACGCCATGAAACTCAGCAGAGACGAGTGCCGAGACGTCGTTCGAACGAAGGAGCAGATGGACATTCTAGATGCCGTGGACGCGCAGTGGTTACTCATGATGCGTGGCGGTGGAGGAGAGCCATGACGTTGACACCATTTCAGGCCGAGACGCTCGCCCTCTTGGATGGACTCGAACGAGACCTCCGCAGGTTCGGCAGCAACTATCTGTACGCCGGTAACCCGCCTTGCGGGCAGTGCGACGTGGCGCTCGGGAGCACCGACGGCTGCCCCGCCTGTGCGGCCAAGCGGGCTGAGGACAGGGCAAAGGAGAAGCCATGACGAACGCGACCGACAGGCCACGTCGTGCGGCGGTGCCCACTCCATCCTCCCCTTGACGTATGGCTCCCACCTAGGTTGATCCGACGAGACTCCCCCGGCACACCAAGCGGGGGAGTACCCATGGGCGACTGGAAGACGTTGGAGGAACTGGAAGACGAGCTCGACGCGAGCATTGCCTCGGAGGCGCGGCGCGCCGCGCTGCGCGAGAAGGAGCACCAGCGCCAGCTCGCAGTGCTGCGGCGCCGAGCGGGCATCGCCGCCGTCATCGTGGTGCTGGGCATCGTGGCCATCTTCCTGATTCTCATGGCCTCGCTCAGCAACCCTCCGAGCACGCCCCTGGCCCTGCCCGAGGATGAGCCCCCGGAGTCGTGGGCGACGGACGCGGCAGACGCGGGGGTTGACGCCATCGCTCGCCCCATGCCCGGTGCCGCATTCAAGGGGCAGAAGAAGCCACCATGCACGCTCGAGCAGAGAGCCATCCTGGAAGCGTGCTGGGTGGAGGTGGCGCGCCGGCCCCTTGAGGACCACTGCGGGCGCGAGTTCTTCGAGCACGAAGGGCGCTGCTACCTTCCGGTACGCGAGGCAGAACGCCCGCCTACGAGCATGGAGCCCTAGACCCTGCTCCCAGCGCAGGTGCGGCACCCCGTCGTAGACCCGAGCGGCCCGTTACACTCCGAGCACTTCGGGGCCGCTGCCTGTTCGGAGGCGTGGAAGCGGGACAACTCGGCCTTCCACCAGGACGGGATGCACAGGGACTCAGACATCTCCCGGGCCCGCGCGGCTACGCGCTCCTGCTCCGCCTTCACGTCATAGCCGAGCCGCGCGAGCGCCCTCCCCGCGCTCGCCTCGTCGAAGCCGTCGTTGTCATCGTCGGTCATGGCCCCAGTGTATGTCGCGGCGTGGACGGCGGTCACACACGGCGCGGCAGCGGGCGCGAAACGAGCGGTGTTGACACCGGACGGCCGCGCAGTTACATTGCTGTTCATGAACCCCACGGCACTGATGACGAAGATGGCGGCGAAGATGACGGACGCGGACCTCCAGACGGCGCGTCGTGCCACCAAGGCCGCCATCAAGAATGGCGGGGGCAGCGTCCTCCTCCAGGGCACCCGCTGGCAGAACCGAGCGGCGCTGGAAGCCGAAGCCGCCCGCCGGGGGCTGAAGTAGCAGCAGGGCCCGCCCTCGAAAGTCGCTGAGGGTGGGCCGCTGTCGCGTCGTGGTTGCGCGGCGCTCGCTTCGTGGCCGACATTCGCCCGCAGTGCACTCCCGCTGCCGCACCACTCCGCCGGGGCGCATCGCCTGCCGTGCTGCTCGCGGTGGCCAGGAGGCCTCTGCCGTCCCGGGGCATCCGGGGAGGTGGCTCCCGATGGCCTGCGTCGTCCCGGGAGCGGTGCCGCTTCGGACGGACGGCTGCAGGTGCCGTTGCCGCCCGCTGATGTGTCGCACGCGCGAAGCAGTTGTGCTCGCCGCGCGTGGTCCTGTCAATCCGGTGTTTTCGTCGCGGTCGTCACAGACCCATGGCGCAAGTGTCGCGGTATGACATCCGTGTCATAGCGCCAGCGACATCAGTGTCGTGGCGTAGATGTCGTTTCAACATCGACCGCGCGAGTCGCGGACGCACGAGGTCGTTCGCCCGGACGCGGCCTCGTGCGACAACGGCAGTGCCCATTCCGGGCGAGGGGAAGAACATGACGACGATCTACAAGGTGGTGCTGAGTCCATCCCAGACGGAGTACCACCTGCCGGAGGGCGCGCAGGTGCTCTCAGCCCGCGAGCAGGGCTCGGAGATCTGCCTGTGGTACCTGTGCAACCCGGAGCGACAGAAAGTGACGCGCCGCTTCCGGGTCTTCGGCACTGGCCACCCCATCGGCGCCCTGAGCGGACGCCTCCGCTTCGTCGGCACGGCTCACCTCGACGGCGGACGATTCGTCTTCCACGTTTTCGAGGAGGCGGCGCCGTGAAACTGCGCGTGGGAGACGTGCTGGTGAAGATGCGCGGCGGAGGCACTCGCAAGGTGCGTGTGCTGCGCGTCGGCAAACTGAGTGCGGTGCTGGAGGGCATGTCCGAGAGCAGCAAGACGCGGCGCAACGAGGTCCGCACCCACGCCGTCAACCTCGGCGCGGACGGCCTCCCCGAGGGCTACCGGAGGGCGCCATGACCCTGCATCAGTGCGAGTGGTGCCAGAAGACGAAGGGCCGGCGGGCGCTCCAGGCCCTGCTGTCCCGCTTCCCGAACATGACGAGCACGAAGGCAGCCACGCAGGTGGAGATCACCCGGCCCCACGTGTCCGCCATGCGCAACGAGATGGAGGCGCGCGGGTGTGTCCCCAGGCGGACCGTCACAGGCAACGCCCAGGGGCACGTGGAGCGGCAACTCGCCAAGGCGCAGACGACGGGCGGCGTCCCCATCGGAGCCACCCAGGACTTCGACGCGGCGCACGCGGCGGAGCACTTCGGCTTGTCCCGCGTTGTCGCGTGGCCAACCGCCGGGCGAGTGGTCATCGGTTCCGTCTGCTACCCGGGCATGCGGGCGGCGTGACCTGTTGCCGGGGTGGGCTTGGCCCTGCGCCGGGTCAGCCACTCGTCCACCGCTTCCCGGATGTAGACGGCAGTCGGGACGCTGGTGTTGGCCGTCAGTGCCCGGAGCGCCGCGTAGGTCTCCGGGTCGAAGTAGACGGTCACCACTTCCTTCCGGCGTCCCATGGGCGGAAGGTGCTACTCCCCGAGGGACTGGGCCGGACGGGTGCGCTTGCCGACGGCAGCCCAGCACTTCCCGCCGTGCTCGTACTGGAGATCCGGACAGGGCGGCACCTGTGCCGTCTGGATGTAGCAGCCCCCGTTGATGAGCACCTCGGCCGCCTTCGCGCTACACTGCGTCTTCTGTCCAGGGGCGGGGGCCGTTGGGATGGGGATGCCGGCCCACTCCTCCCCCGTGCTCCCATCGGTCATCACCCCAGCCTCGGGCGCCAGCAGTCCCGCGTCCGGAGTGCCAGCGTCGGGAACGTCGGGCAGTGGGGCGAAGATGCCGGAGCCGAGCACTAGCAGGACCGCAGCGGCTGCGGCCAGGGCCGGCGCGAAGCGGGCGGTTGGGGAGGTAGAGGAGAGCCCATGGTCCCGACGCGGGCCACGAAGGGCGGGCGAGGGAACCCGCGGGCGCGCGGGAAAGGCGGGCTTCTTGTCGCACTTGGGGTGTGGGGCCATGCCTGGAGTCTACGGCCCGTCCGCTTTCTTGCCCACCTTTCAGCCGAGGCGTACCGTCCGGGACATGCCCACCGTGTCCGCTACAGATCGGAAGAGCA